CCAAGTACATGCCCAACAATTCTTTAACGATTACATCGCGTAGCTGCTCACCGGACACGCCCAGGCACCATATCTTTGTAGGTCGGGTGAACCTGATCCCCACCCACCAATCTGGATATAAGCCTGTGAGGTGAAATGCTACTTCTGCTGCCTGGGAGGCAGTTTTGCCTACGCGGTTTGCGGCCATCAGCATTCGTTGTTTGTTGTCTTTACCAGCGGCGTAGAAGTCTTCTTGCCAACCGTATGGCTCCCAATACTTCAGACGGTTCTGCGCTTTGTGCAGCTTCACCACGCGGATGGCTTCCGCTATTTTGAGCGCCTTATTTTTTGCGGCCTCATTTTTCAGAAGACCGTCTTTTTTGCGAACCGCTTTTTTTGAAGTCGTTTCTGTCAAAAGTTTACGCCCATCTTTTGCATCGGTGGGTAAACGGTTCCCGCTCGATATCGCGTAGCAAAGTCTTCATCCTCATTGATCCGAATCTGTGCGGCTTGTAACATCGGGACAGACATCTGTTCTGGGTGCGTACTGATAAGCTCGTCATCAGTAAAAGAGTTACGTTGTTGGTGGAGAACCCCTTCGCCTTCACGGACAACGCTTGGCGTATCGTCGGCCAGCCGGTGCATAAATTTAGCGAGTGGCATATTAAAGCGCCCCTATATGTAACGAGATATGTGGGGGCGTAGCGCCCCAGCGAGGTACCTCGATTTTGCGAAGCGCATCTGAAATGGGCGCTTCCCAGGCTATTCGGTTATCAAATGCAACGTCTTTTTGTGATCCGGTGACGTAAGTCATTGATTTATATAGCTTTTTATCCAATGCCGCATTGGACGTTCTATAGCTTGCTTGGATCAATGCCAGCTTCCTTGAGTGATGCGAGTGCAGCATCAACATCGTGATTGACCGTGACATCACCGCTTACGTTAGCATCCACTTCGGTCTTATCCCGCCAACCTGCTCGGTTCTTGAGGAAGAATATGGCTGCGCTTGTGTTGGGTTTGGCTGCATCAGTAGCGGAGTTGAACAGTTGGTTGGTCACGGCGGTGATGCCTTCCTGCTTGCCAGCCTTTATGGTGTCGGCAAATAGGTCATCATCCCGCTTACGCCTGGATATAGTAGACACTGATATGCCAAGGCTTGTAGCTATCTGCTCTTCTGACAGCCCCATCTTTGCTAGGTTGTACAGCTTTTCGTAGTCAATGACCTTAGTGTTAGCCAATGCTGATCGCTCCCGTTAGATGCTTAAAGAGCAGCATTATATTGCATTGTTGGGTGTGGGTTTGTGTCCTAACGATAGTTGACTGTGACGGTTGACTGAATGAGGGGACACAGAATGCTGCTGATATAATGATCAATGCCTACTCAGGCACAGCCAACCCCAGCGGAGCATCCCATTGATCGCAGAAATAACAATGGCGGTGAGCGCCGCCAAGTCAGCACATAGTTTCATCACGAGGGCAGTCGGTGCTGGCCACAGCATTATGGACTTGTCAGATCGTGTCGCTAAGTTTTACGACAGCAGAGACGCTGTCCTGGCTGCTGAAGCTGCCAACAAAACAAAAGCAGGGTTTCTTACCAGTGGTTCAGTCGAGGCTGAAGCGTTGCAGATCGTCACAGCTAAAAAGCAGATAGCTGACTTTGAGCGGGACTTGAGGGAGGTCATACTCTATACCGCAGGCAAAGAGTTCTACACCGACATGCTGCGTGAGCGTCGAGCGATTAAGGATGCCCGCATCAAAGCAGCAAAGTCTAAAGCTGCACGGAAGCAATACCTGATCAACATCGTTGCCATTGCCGGTGCAACACTAGTCATAACAGCCATGATGCCTTTCCTAATCGTGGCCATTGCCAGGGGCTAAATAGCCTGCACAGGACGCACAGGCGCACAGGTGCATAAAAAGCCACATGTGCGCCTCAAAGCCGCATAGCCATTGGGTTTCAGACAAAATGCACAGGGTACAGGTAAAATCGGACATGTTTGGTAGCTGGAGTTTTTATAGCCTCACAGGCTTATATTTATCTCTTTATTTTCTCTCTAAACTTAAAAAGCAAATAACCTGTTCTCCCTGTGCATCCCTTACCCCGCCTAACTCACAGACGCACAGGTGGACGCACAGGTGCCTATTTTACCCTGTGCATTTGGCCCTTGCCTGTGCGTCCCCACACCTTAAAGGTTAGTATCCACTAACTTAATCACTTTTTCCATCTGGAAATAATATGTTCCAACTGGAACCAGTTTTTCCCACGGGAACCGACTTTTCCCACCTGGGAATCATCCACCGCTATCATCACCAACATTGTTACTACATATACACACCACAAAAACACGACAATCCTCACAAGCTAACACGACAGTTAAGGCGGCATTGTAGTGCTTGGCTTGTGTAGCACAAATGCTAAAAGCCTATGAGTGACATGCATAAAAGTGCATGGGCCAGGCACTAATAGGCGCATATAAATGTATACCGCAGTGTACAAAGTATATTTTATGGCACATAAAAAAAACCGCCCGAAGGCGGCAAAGGTTCACTCAGGGGAGAGTAATCGGTTAGCTATAACTATTCCTCGTCCTCATCGGACATATATTGATTTAACATGTAGTCGTTCTTCAGCATCTCGACAGCGCCTATAAGCGCGTTGTGAGGCAGCGCAGAGAACCAAGTGGTAACGATCTCACCTGACTCGCTGCAAGATACAGCCGCAAAGCTCTTAGCCTTTGAGGTGTCCATGATCGCAGCGAACTCGTTGAGGGTGATAAGCAGGTTAATATCTAAACCCTCATCCTCATCCGGTTTTGAGGGTTTTACTGCTGTTAGCTTCACAACTTTGTCGGTCATAGGAGTCTCTCTATCCAGCTATCAGCGCCAAGCACTATCAGCACCATTACGACCATACCTATCCCCGCTAGAGTCTCGTAGACCTCCTGCTGGATGGCCTCGCGGCGCTCTCGTTTCTTTATCTGTGATAGCTGACACACGTTAATTGTTTTCATAATTACCTCGTGCTTGATTATACCACTGTCGATAATTGTCACGGGCGTATCCTCCGACCGCAGTTACGGCAACCAGTCACCCAGTCGCCGTAACGCTCTTTACAGCCGCACTTGCAGTAAGACTTTCGGCACTGCTCTTCTTCAAAGAAGTAGCTGCCCGTAGTCTTGATCTTCTTGGGCTTGAACTGCATACGCTCACTCGCTGTTATGATCATGCTGCTTCACCTTTGTCCTGATTAAACAAGCCGAGGTCATGGAACAGTTTATCAAGCTGCTGCGCCGTGTAGCTGCCATCGACGATGATGTGGTGCGTGGGCCACACGTCGAAATCACCCATCCACCCGCCCTGGCGAGGGTCTACGGTGTCAAACACATCACGTTCGGCATCGTAGAAGTAGTTCTTCACGTTTGGGCCTTTGGCCGCGTTGATCACTTTCATTTTGTTCCCCTTAGTTGCCCCCCGTAGGGGGCGGTTAGATTAGATTGCTTCGATGCGCTGACGACCCAACCCCTCGTACATACGGTCACTAAAATCGTTACCAATGTCTGCGGTCTGCATTGTGTCAGGGCGGTCTGTATATTCTTTGCCTTCGGATATTGATTTAGTTACCGTAAATTCAATCATGCCTTTATCAATGCTAGTAATAACGCCTTCGATGTAGCAGTCAGTGCGTGAGATGAAGTCATAAGAGCGGATGTTCTGGCCGGTTTGAAAGTTAGTCATTTTTGTTTCCCCTGGTGTATCTCGTTAGTGAGGTACTATTATAGCGTCAACCTGGAATTGACCTAACAATACGAGTGACCGCAAAGGCTCAAACGGTCACGCACAAAAAAGCCCACCGAAGCGGGCTGTCTGCTTACTGCTTACTGCTTATTACTCTTTGCGTTCTAAATGCTTTTCCAAGTGCGCCATAGCCCTCCAAGCTACTTGCTCCCAGTCCCCGTCAATCATGTGACGCATCATTGCATCCAACTCGTCTCCAGAAAGAGGTCGATCCCAGTGCAGCGTCTCGCGTGTCTGCCCGTGCTGAATGCCGCCCGCAAGCGATACCTGGGCTACCGCAGCAATGGCTCGTGGGAAGTAGGCAAAGAAACCAGAATAGACTGGTATGTTCTTTCTTTGCTGCGCGTTAACTGGCAGCTTAAACGGCACGATGTGCTGCACCGATTGGCTCTGCTCTGCCGCTGCTTTGTTAGTTTCTATAGCTGTACACTCTTCTTGTAGTCGCTTCCACTTTGTTGTTACGTCTTTATTTTTCATCAACACTTCCTCCACATTTTATACAACTCAAATAAATTTCTACTCGCTCCACTCGCTGGTCGCCATAAGACTCCATGTTCACCTCACGTTCCGCATAGACATCGTGCTTATCGATGCCACCGCACCGCTCACAGTCGTAGTCGAACAAATCCTCTTCTTCTTCTTGCTCATCGACCACGGGCTTATTGAATATTGCGTCGAAGTTTGCAGAGAACTGAGCGTGATCAGTTGGTCGTTGCTTGCTACCTTTTCCCATTACATATCTCCCCAGTTGTCAGGATCGAGGGGGTCAGTGTTTGGCCCGATGTCTAATGTTGCCCACTCGATGTTGCTTAAATTGTTTGCAGCCTCAAATATCCACCGTGCCGCCTCAGTGGTGTTGACCTTCACTGTCCGATACCTGTGACCCGCATCGGATCGCATAGCGCCGTCTTGAAACATGTTGTCGAACGACTTCATACGCTTCCAGAACGGTGCCTCCTTCATCGGAACCTCAAACTTATTTGATCGGAGGCTGCTTACATATATGTCGTATATTTCAGACTTTGGAGCCTCTTCACCGAAGTTCACCACGTTGCCTGCTACGCGGTTCTCACGCATCTCGCCGGTCTGCAAGCAGTTGTAAATCCATGCGGTGACGTTATCCAAAGCCTCTAACTTCTGATCTGTAAGCGCCTCAGTTTGCGGCACCAGGCGTAGGTTGATATTTGTCAGGTCGAAGTTACGCAGGTAATGGATCAGCGCGTTGGCCCCACCGGCCTCATACCACGCGGTAAGACCGGCAAAGTATTCGCTGTCCTGCTGCCTAGAGTTGCCGACATCAAAAACGGCAAACCTTCTTTCATCGAGACTTGCAGGAACAACGTAGTCTTCGTTACTGGTAAACAGGATGCGGGTGTAGTTTGGCGCTGTGTAGCTATCGACACCCTTGCGCTCGATCTGAATCTTGTCGTTGGTCAGCAGGTCTTTCAGCGCACCCTCAGAGGCTTTTGCGCCAGCCCAGTAAGCCTCATCGGCTTGCAGCAGAAGCGTGTCTTCGAGGTGCCGGTTAAAGTTGCCGGTGATGTGTTCAGCGCGGCTAACTATCTTGTGATGTGCAGCGACTAGGCCACCCAGCATCTCACCGAACTTGGTCTTGCCTGTGCCTTTACGGCCTCTAAGCACAAGCCCGACACCAACCTTGGTCATGGGCTTCTGGATCATCTGCGCGGCCCACGCGACTATATAGTTGGCGTATACAGCGTTGCCGTCAGCGACCACATCGGTGACAAAGTCCAGCCACGGCTGCACATCACCCTCCCTCGCTTCGTAACTCCAACCCCGCCACAGGTTGTAGCGTTGAAGCACCTGCATGTCTGGGGCAAAAGTAAGGCCAGCCGCATAGGTTCTGCGCTCTGGGTGTTCAAGCCACATATCTACTAGATTAATTAGCTTGGGCTTTTCATCGCCCGACAAGACCCGACAGTTCATGTGTTCTTTCTTCAGATCGTCTAGCTTGTACAGCACCAGATTGTCTTTGTTCAGGTCTTCACGCATCACACGCGCCGACCCTTCGACATGCACAAAGGCCCACTCTCTGAGCATCTTAGGTAGCCGCTCTTCCTTGATCTCTTCACGCACAGCCTCAACCTCCATAGCCTTCACGCTGGCGAGGGTTACTGGCGTCTTGCTGCTGCTATCAAAGGTTGCGTACCTGCGCTCACACTGCCCGTCGATGTACGTCTCACCGTCAGATGACCAGTCGTCCCAGATCATCCAGCCTGTGTCGTCACCATCGAAGTGGTGATGCAGCGCCATGCCTACCCTCACCCACTCGTCGTGATGACAGTTCGCATCAACCGATTCTAGTAATTGACGGACGCCTTGTTCATCTACATCCATCTTGGGCCGAAACATAGACAGGTCATCTGGGTCTATCTCAGCGGCAGCCATACCCTTTCGGGCCAATTCCCAGCCGTCCTGCTGCCCCGCGATCTCTTCAAAATAGGCAATAAATGCTTCTGCCTGCTCTTTTGTGATAATCGGCAACTCGCTGTGAGATACATCGGCAATGCTCTTACCTCTCACCCACTTGTAAGGCTCGTTGGTCGCAGGATGTATGCCGTAAGCCACAAACTGCTGCCCGTCTGCTAACACCTCAACGGCGTGTTTAGAGCCGACCTCATCCTCATATTCACAGGATCGAATCTTAGAAAAGCCGCCCTCAACTCTAAAAGGTAGGATGCACTTCGGCGCTTGGCCTACTCTCGTTAGCGACCTGCCGATATTTTCATCTACCCACTTGAGCAGCTTGTAATTCACATCTCTATTTAAGCAGTCGATATCAACTGCAACTGTGTTTCGGCAGAGAACGCCTACACCACCATCAGCGTGACCATTCCCAAGCCACTTATCTACATCTTCGTGAGTGGCCCTGATGTCCTGCCACCCTTTTAACATGGGCGCTTTTTTGCCCTTCATTATGGGAACAATTTCGTAGCCGTTATCGACTAGCTGATGGCCGTGTTGCTTTAAAAACGCCATTGCGTCACCTCTTCACTTCACATTTTGAATTTATTTTTTTAATTGGTTTGCAAGTATCGCCCAGTGGTCGCAGTAAGCTGAAAAAGATAAAAGCTTCACCGACATCCAATGCGCTATGGGTGACGCGATGCGGGTCACCTTCTCAACCGCTCGCCAGTACCAAATTCCCGCAACCTCTTTAATTCTTTCTAGACGTTTCATAAATGACCTCGCTCGACTGTTCATAATCCGCAACGATGTCTGGACACATCCGTTTCCACGACACCACGCCTTTTGCCATTAGTTCCATTTGCAACGCTCTATGGGCTGGAACAACCCCTGTTTGTCGCCACTTACTCAACGCCTGCTTGCTTACGTCCAGGCGACGAGCCAGGGCGTTGCAGTTTTTCACGCCAGAAGATTTCACCACATCATCAATCGCTGACCGCACTTCATCAGCAAACTCGCTAACAAAATTCATACTTATTGCCTCTTAACTAAATTGTTTGTCGTTTTGGAGTTGACACAATAGAAATTTATTTTTAAGGTGTCAACCACAGATACAAAAAGTTAGTAACTAAATTGCTCAATGAGGTTTAAAGTGATGAAACATGCATTATTAGGTGCTAGTAAGGCTCACCGATGGATGACCTGCCCTGGCTCCATCAGCCTGGAGTCAACATTTCCAGAGCAAGAATCTTTCTATGCCGCCGAAGGAACAGCCGCACACGCTCTAGCTGAAGAGTGTCTACTCAAACAAAAACCACCAGAACATTTCATAGGCGTAGAGTTTGAAGGCTTTATCGTCGATGCAGATATGGCTAACCATGTCGCAACATATGTGGACTTCTGCAATAGCCAAGAATCTGACGAGGCTCATGTTGAACTTCGTGTTGACTACTCAGAATGGGCCGCTGGCGGCTTCGGAACGGCAGATTATGTGGTGCTTCACGATGGCGTTCTGCACGTTATAGATTTGAAGTACGGCCAAGGCTTAAAGGTCAACGCCAATCGTAACGAGCAACTTATGCTGTACGGATTAGGCGCAGCTTATGAGTTCATTGACAAAGTCGATACGGTGAGCATGACCATCGTGCAGCCACGACTTGATCACATCGACACCTACTCTATGCGGGCCAAAGACCTGTTCACATGGGCAAACGATGTTGTTAAGCCAGCAGCGCGTAGAACTATGTCTCCAGACCCAACATATAACCCCAGCAAAAAGGCGTGTCATTTTTGCAAAGCCAAGCCAACTTGCAGAGCGTTAGCTGAACACAACTACTCTTTAACGCTAAGTAATTTCGACAATCTTGAAGAGCCTCTGCTCGTCCAAGTGCCGCACACCTTAAATGTTGAAGAGATCAGTAACCTTTTACCCAAAATGGACGCACTGATTTCGTGGGCGCAAGGGGTTCAGAAACACGCGCACAAGCTGCTGCTTGACGGCGGCATTTTACCCAACCACAAATTGGTTGCGGGCCGTGGTCAGCGCAAGTGGCTCGACACAGAGATTGCAGAGGAACAACTAATTCAGATGCTGGGCAATGATGCTTATGTGTCAAAACTAATTTCGCCAACCCAAGCTGAAAAAGCACTGGGAAAAGCGAGATATGGTGAGATCGTCGATCTTATCCATAAACCCGAAGGTCGGCCAACACTCGCGCAGGACACTGATCCACGCCCTGCTGTTAAGCCAGAAGCAGCCGATTTTTTTACTGATATATCTAATGAGGAAAAGTCCTAATGACTACAATCACGCTTAAAAATGTACGCTTATCATTCCCACAAATCTGGACTCCGAAGGCATATGTAGAGGGCCAAACAGCTAAATACTCAGCAAATCTATTGCTCGATAAAGATGGCGACAAAGAACAACTCGACCAGCTTAAAAAAGCGATAAAGCAAGCCGCAACGGTTAGCTTTAACGGCGAGATACCAAAGGGTTTGAAGACCTTTTTGGGGGACGGCAATGAAAAAGCATATGACGGCTATGAAAATGCAATGTTTGTTAGCTGTTCCAGCCGCCAGCGGCCAAGCACCATCGACCGCGACCGAGTTCAGTTGGTTGAAGAAGACGGAAAGCTGTACGCCGGTTGCTATGTAAACGCTGCAATTTCACTTTGGGTACAAAACAACACATGGGGCAAGCGCGTTAACTGTAACTTGTTAGCCCTTCAGTTCGTGAAAGACGGCGAAACTTTTGGGGCTGGTGGCGTGAAAGTCGAAGAGATGTTTGACGATATTTCTTCTGAACAAGCAGATGACGCTGCTGATGATGATTTTCTTAGCTGAGTAAGTTGATCGGGGCTGCGTGTCAGCCCCTTTTTTTGAGGTTTTTATGAAAGCAACTTTGTCTTATCCATACGTTGGTTCTCGATACCCAGACCTATCTGGCAAAAGTGTCGTTATCAAAGAGATCGCGGAACTTGCAGACATCCCATACGCCCTGCTGAAGAACCGCATGGGTATGAAGAAAAAAAGGGCTGGCACCATACGTTCCGTTTTTATCGAAGACAAAGACCTTGATCCAAAAAAACGCAACAAACCATCAAAAAAGCAGCGTCTAAGTTACCAGAGTGCCATCAACACTTTATCAACTGAGTGGTTAAAGAGACCGATAATATGAAAATCTCAATCGATTTTGAGACATACAGCGAATGCGATATTTTCAAGGCTGGGGCTTATGCCTATGCCGATCACCACAGCACTAAGGTTCTATGCCTTGCTTACGCCGTCGATGACGGTGAGCCAAAACTGTGGACACCTGATATGCCAGTCCCAACAGCACTGTTTAATTTAATAACAGGCGGCGCTGTTTTGTGGGCGTGGAATAGTTTTTTTGAGATGAGCATTTGGAGTCAGGTACTAGGCTGGCCCGAAGTGCCTATAAGCCAGTGGCGAGATACCGCAGCCCTTGCAGCCGCACAGGCTTACCCCCGTGCATTGGGAAAATGCGGCGAGGCGCTTGGCCTGACTGGTGATGCCGCAAAGTCTAAGCGCGGCAAGCTGCTTATCCAGAGGCTGTGCAAGCCTTATCGCGGTGAGCGCAGGAAAGACCCAGAACTATTTAAAGAATTGTGCGACTACTGCCTCCAGGACGTTGTAGCCGAGCGTGAAATACGAAATAAATTAAGACCACTGCGTGGTATTGAAGAACAAGTGTGGATCGTGGATCAGTTAATTAACTGGCGCGGCGTAAGACTTGACCGCGACTCCATATTTAACGCGCTGGACATCATCGACAAACACTCACTTGTGCTAAACGCACAGGTTAAAAACATAACTAATAACCAGATGGATTCGACGGGATCAAGAGCCAAGTCCATGATGTGGATTGAGCAACAGGGTTACACCATCGCAAGCTACGACAAAGCCGCTATTGCAGAGGCTATGTCAGACGATTCATGCCCCGAAAACGTCAAGAAATTTCTTGAAATAAGGCAGGCATTGTCACGCTCCAGCACCAAGAAATATGAATCGATGAAGACCCTTCTGGGTGGCGATGGCCGCGCACATGGTGTGCTGATGTATCACGGCGCTGCAACAGGACGCTGGTCAGGCAGAGGCTTCCAGCCGCAAAACTTACCGCGACCCACCATCAAAGATGTTGATGCGGTCATTGAGCAAATGACTCTGCGAGAGCCAAGTGAGATTGACGGTGAGCCGATGGAGTCGTTAGCCAGTTGTCTGCGCGGAATGTTGATTGCATCTGAGGGTAACAGGCTAGTCGTGTCTGACTACTCAAGCATTGAAGCGCGTGTTCTTTCCTGGCTTGCAGGCCACTACGATGCACTCGACATTTTTAAAGATAACAAAGACATATATAAGTACACAGCCGCTGAGATGTACGGAATAGCGTACGGCGATGTGAATTACGACCAACGCTTTGTCGGCAAAGTAGCCACGTTGGCCCTTGGATACCAAGGCGGCGTGAGAGCGTTCCAGAAAATGTCTGAGGCTTACGGAACTGAGGTTACTGAAGATCAGGCACTTAAAATTCGCAACGACTGGCGTGAGGCCAACGACCCAATCGTGAAATTGTGGGTGAAAGTTGAGAAACAAGCCCGCAACGCCATTAGCTATAAAGACAACCGTGATGTTGACTATGAGTGTGCCAAGGGCGCGTTTAAATTTGTGAAGGGCGACCTCCTTTTCAGATTACCCAGCCGCCGAATTTTGTCGTTTCCGCAAGCCAAATTTGTAGAAGGTGATCGCGGTATGGATTTGGTCTACAACGGCATGAATAACCACACGCACAAATGGGGTCAAATTAAAGCCTATGGCGGCTCACTCGTTCAGTCGATCACACAGGCTGTCGCCAGAGACCTTCTTGCTGAAGCAATTCTAAGACTTGAAAAAGCAAACTATCCAATTGTCCTTCACGTTCACGATGAAATCGTGGCCGATGTGCCTAATGGCTTCGGGTCTCTGGCTGAATTTGAAAAACTAATGTGCGTTTTGCCTGACTGGGCTGTAGGTCTGCCAGTAACAGCGGAAGGCTACGAAAGCCAACGGTATCGAAAGTGAGAGAGTCTTACATCGAAACGAAGGTAACTCAGGCCGCAAAGGCTAACGGGTGGCTATCTTATAAATGGGTATCACCCTCTCAGCGTGGAGTTCCAGACCGCATGTATTTTAAGAATGGATCATTAGTGATCGTTGAGTTTAAAGGGCCAGGTAAGCTACCGACCCCTTACCAGCAGGCAATCCATAGAAAGTTAAAGGCTGTCGGCTTTATCGTACATATCATAGATGATATTGAAAAAGGGAAAGCGTTGCTATGTTAGACCGCAAAAACCTACACGCTTATCAGGAAAAGGCTGTTGATTTTGTTTTATGTAATTCGGGAGCTGCACTCTGGATTGACATGGGTTTAGGAAAAACCGTGTCCACCCTCACAGCCTTATCTGATTTAAAGCGTGATAAGAAGATAAAAAAGACGCTAGTCATTGCTCCGTTGCGCGTTGCAACGCACACATGGCCGACTGAGATAGCTACATGGTCGCATATCGACATGCGATATACAGTCTTAGCAGGACTTACAGCACCAAAACGTCTTAACGCTCTGGACGATGACACAGACCTGCACATAATTAACCGCGAGAACATTCCGTGGCTGGTCGATCAACTGGGCCAGTCGTGGCCTTACGACTGCGTTGTTATCGACGAAAGCAGCAGCTTTAAATCTCACACCTCAAAGCGATGGAAGGCGCTGCGGAAGGTTCTGGGCAAGGTTAAGCGCATGGTGCAGCTAACAGGCACACCGGCACCCAACGCGCTGCTAGAACTGTGGCCGCAACTGTACTTGCTCGACCAGGGGCAGCGCCTGGAGAAGACCAGAGGCAAGTTCTTAACAAAGTATTGCACGTTGGTCGGCAACCCGCAGTGGAACCAGTGGGCTGTCAAACCTGATCGAGCAGATGCGATTCACCGCGCAGTTGCTGACGTTGTTTTACGCATGAATGCCGATGACTATCTCGACTTGCCAGAGCGCATAGATATTAATGTGCCTGTTGTTTTGCCGCCAAAGGGCCGCAAAGCCTATGAGGATATGAAGCGTGATTTTCTAGTCGCATATGACGGCGGTGATATTCTTTCTGTTAACGCTGCCGTTCAGTGCAACAAATTGTTGCAAATATGCAACGGTAACCTATATACAGAAGATGGGGACTTTATTAATATACATGCCGCAAAGTTGGACGCGCTTATTGACATCGTCGAAGCCGCCAACGAGCCAGTCTTGATCGCTTATTCGTACAAAAGCGACCTCTCAAAAATAAAAGGCGCAATCCCTTACGCTGTCGTTTTAGACAAAGACCCCAGCGTTATCGATAGATGGAATAAAAAACAGATTCCGGTTCTGCTCACCCACCCTGCTTCCGCAGGCCACGGGTTGAATTTGCAGAAGGGTGGCAGCCTGATCGTGTGGTACGGGCTGTCCTACAGCCTTGAACTTTACCAGCAGTTTAACGCGAGACTACATCGCCAGGGGCAAACAAAGCCCGTGCGCGTAATGCATTTGCTTGCCGAAAATTCGGCAGACTATGCGGTTCTTGATGCTTTAAAAAATAAATGTGAGACACAGGATTCATTATTGAATGTGGTCGAGCAGCTAAGAAAAACTGAAATAAGAGACTAGAGAGACAAATGATCAGACCGTATTACACCATGCAGGAACTTGCAGAGATTATGTCGATGAGCCTTAAAGGCTTACACAATGCGCTGCACAATAAACAGTTCCCCATCCCAACGTACAAGTTGGGTAAGCGCAGAGTGGCAGACAAGGAAGTTGTAGAGCGTTTTTTTGATCAGAAACGCTCTGAGGGCATGGATAGGATGGCTGAAAATTAGTTAGACAGCATCGCCAAAACCTTTTTTGGTGTGAGGTGCGTGTAGCGTTTGAGCATGTTCAAGTCCTTGTGACCGCTGAACAGGCTCACTGTCATCGCATCTAAACCTCTTTCAAACAAGCGGCTGCATCCTTCATGGCGCAAGTCGTGCCAGCGGATTTCACCTACACCGGCTTTCTCACGCGCTTTTCTGAAGGCATTTGACACGCTGTCGCCATCATATGGAAATATAAACTTCTCTTCGCCAGACACGGAAATCTGCTTTTTGATAATTTCTACCGCTTCTGGCAGCAAAGGCACCCGCTCGTCACGTTTTTTCTTCGGGTGTTTACGCCGTCGAATTAACACCGATTCTTCACCCTCAGTCAGATCAAGATCATCCCACTCAAGACGCACAACCTCTGCTCTGCGCATTGCGGTATGAATAGCGAATCTAGCCAACTCAGCAATAGGCATTTTGGTGTAACCAACATTCGCCAGTATTAAATCTAGCTCCCTGTCGCTGCACCGCGTGTCTCTGTGATCGCTCTCACCAATGACACCGATACGCTTTAATGTTCTGTGCGCCTTCCGATACACTTCGAGGTCGTAGTCTAATTCCCACATATCTTTAGCAGTAGATAGGATCACCCCAAGTTGAATCATCTCGCCCATCACCGTAGACGGGTGTCTACCTCTGCCTATGGCGTAGTCCATAATAGCCTTGGTAGTTAGGTCTTTTAACTTTAAACGGCCCAGAGATGAGCGTCTGAGGTACTCTATGTGATCGCTCTTAGTCCGACCCCACTTTTGTATAGGCCACAACTCAGATGAGTACCTGCGGCACAGCAACCCGAAATTTGTTTCTTCTTGGCAATACTCGCCACGCTCAATAGCGGCCTCAGTGTCTCTGGCCCACGCTTTGGCATCTTCTTTAAGGGTGAATGTCTTAGATATTGGCTTCTTCAGGTCAACGCGCCTTATTTGTGCCATGTGTCTGATAACACCTTTTGACGTCTTTTTCTTTGTAAATGTTGCCATGCTAAACTCGCCCTATAAGTTGACTGTTTCTACAACAGTTTATTTATGTTTTTTATCTCAAAATTGCAACCTGAGTCACATCTTGAAAGGGCAGTGTACCGTTTTACCCCGATCTGTAAAGGCAAGGACATGGAGCAGCATGGAGTTAAGTGCTTGAAAACAAAGAGAATTATTTCGGTTGCGCCGATGATGGCTTGTACAATACCCCTTATAAATCAATGACTTACAAGCTAAATAGCAAATAAGTCACATTTTTTTAAATAGGGCTAAATAATTTACCAAATTCTTTAGCTTTTTCTGCCCTTTCCACCGCTTCTGGGTCATCCTCGTCGTACAAAAGAGGCTTCACCACAGGGTCAACAAGGTTGCTCACCGGACTCACTATAGAAGGTGCAGTGAATCTGCTAAGACCCTCGTTGGCAGGATCGTACTGCAACCGAATCAGATTAACAGGGTTCAAGTAGTCGAGGGTTTCTGCGCCAGTTTCAATCACCCCTTGTACAGCGTTGCCAAACGAAGGGAGCATTGTTGAAAGCGTGTGATCCCGCAAAGCCTTTGAGGCTCTTGGCGCGTGTTTGCGCTCACGGGGACTCATCGTATTTCTGGCATCCCGCTCCGCGTAGATCGCATCGTAGTTCTTTTCGCCTGTGTCCGGTTCGGCTGCGGCGGCTGATCCAGCAAAACCGGCGGTTATTGTGCCTGCTGCTATTTCTGCCTTGTACTTCTCTACTCCATCGAGCCATTTCTGGTCAGCAACTTCATACCCATCTTTCCGTATGTTCATCGCCACAATTGCCTGGTCGTGAGTCATTAGCTTCCCAGACCGAGTTTTCGTGTTCCTGTACCTTTTATAGCTTTCGGGAAAGAAAACCTCAAAAGGCAGAGATTGCTCAAGACCGCCGTTATCGTCACCAGGCATTCTATGTGAGTAGCTGTCGTGGTAATCGATTGGCTCGATACCCTTCGATGCGTCCACATTGTATGTGCTGATGCCTGAGTCCCCATAATTTGCTCCTGCAAGTTCAGGGTCTTCGACTGCTTTGACCATCTCTTCGTAGCTAGGGAACCCTCGATCTCGATAGTGCGCTTTTTTCATAGTCGTTGTTAAGACTGTTCTCAGAGCGCCATGCTGGGGGTAGCCGTCTTTACCCATAATCTGGCTCATAGCTTCTGGGTGATCGAGTCCGACCCAATCTTTCATCGGATATGAAACAACTGTTGTCCCGTCTTTTTTCTTAGTGGTCTTTTTAAACGCTCTCACTTCTTCATCAAACTTTTTGACATCTGCAAGGTCTAGCTTTTGAAGTGCAGGTATTTGCTGAAACATCCCCTGTGCAATTGGCGTACTGAAATTGACAGAGTCCTCGCCCATAGCGTTATAAACACCAACGACATCGTTTTGAGTGGCTTCCGCAGCGTCCACTAATTTAGCGTGTTGGCCTTGAGCAATACCTTCTGCCGATGCCCACCCGCCGTTTTGACGGGTAAACTTCTTACCGGCCTGAACGTCAACGTCTACTTTTTGACCACCGACCTGCGTCAAGTGTCCAAGGTCACTTCTGTCTCCGCGAACAGGCGCTATTGTTTTACCCTGCAAATCTTCTGGCGTTATTATTTTTCTTGGTGGTAGTTCAGTTGGGTTAAAGATCGTCTCAAAACCGTTTGCGTAGGCTTTTCGCTCTCTGTCAGCAAAAGCCTCATTTTCTTTCATCAGCTTGTTGTACTTATTAGTTGCGAGTTTTATCGCTCTTGGATTGTTGATCGAATCAGCCTTTAACATGCCCAGGTCTATTATTCGCTGACCAATGTGGATCGCGTTTGCAACTGGGCCAGCTTCTGCATCCTGGGGAGCCAAGGCTGAAGCGGTAAACACAGCACCCAACGCAGTAGTACCCACGCTGGCTAACAGGTTGTCGCTTTCACCATCATTAAACTGAGCATATTTCGACCGCACGTTTGAAGGGTCTAATGATATGTACGAATTAGGGTCTTGTTGGTATTTCGGGTTATCAAAGACCCCGTTTAGTTCGGTCATTAACGCATCACGTTTTTTCGTTTCCGCAGAGGTTGTGAAGTCTAAAGGGTTATAACTGATGTAATTTTCTATTTGCTCTTGGGTAGCGTTCATGGGGGGTGCTTCTTTTTTCGGCATACGCGCCCGAACACCATCGTCAATAGCTTTTACTTGCTCTCGTAACTCTGCCGACCTTGCATCACCCGCTTTTGTTATGCCCGCACCTGATCCGTAGTTATTTTCAACTTCGTTCAGATATTTTATAGAGTTGTAGCCCTTGCCTTTAATTATGTTTCTGGCTTCATCTAGCATCATCCTGTTCTCAGGACTTTGAAGAAAATCTTCTCCCATCTCTGCATACAACTGATCTATTTCTTCAAGAATGTTGTTGATCAGGAATTGATCATCATCGCTATTAAACGCTTTGTTATGACGTAGACCCTCAAAAACTTGATTGCTGTTACTCCAATCTCCAACGTCTGACATCTCTAGCGATTTGCCTAAACGCGCTTTTACAGGAATTATGTTTGCGCCTTCTCTAAAATTATCTCCTGAGTAGCGGCTTCCAGAACCTCGCGTGTCTTTCAAACGGTTGTTAGCTTGCTGATCTGTGCCTAAGTGAATACCCAAATCCACTTTGTCAGGGTCAACAGAATCAAAATCCGAGTGCGTCCCGTGATACAAATCTTCCGTGTACCCTTGATCCTGCGCCCTCTCCATACGGCGGGCCACGCTATTCTTTAAACTACCAGCGACGATATCAAATACAGATTTAGCCCCCATTAATTACTCCGCTAATGTTGTAGGTTTTTGACTTTCTGGTCTTGTCATATCTGTAAGAACTGCGTTTTGCTGCGCCTGTTTTTCTAGGCGCTGTCTCTCGTAATCGTTAATGTCAGCTTCAGCCGCATCTATTGCCTGATACTGTTCTGGCTGCTCTTGTGACTGCGCCAGCGGTAACGCTGCCCCTGGAGGCGTTAACGAGCTAAGAGAAGGCATCGCGTCAAACACTTGAGTGCCTCCGCGAAGCTGACCAGCTACTGGATTAGATATGCCAGCCTGTGACATAACACTTTGCATACCACCCGTAGCGTCTTGATAATTACTAGGGCGAGTCTCTTTAAATTCGTTATGTTTAGCTAAAAGATATTTGGATTCCTTGTCAGGATCGTCCATACCAAAAAGAGGCTTGGTAAGTACGTTGTTGGCAAGTTTATCAGCGGCACCTGTTATTAACTTTAATAAATCACTCATTCTTCTAGCACCCCATTCCCTTCATTTTTACTGAAGTCACCGAAACCATCTGACCAAGCATCAAACACATTTTGAAAACCGTTGTTTATGGCAATTCTTTTACCCGCAGCTTTCCACTTTTTAACAGCGACCTTTGACGCATCAACGGGGGCGTTACGCAGCCAACCTGTGAAAGCATCTGACTGGATACCCTTAGATGCCATATACTGAGTGAACACATAAAGTGAGCCAGCAATTGCAGGAACAACGTCACCTGACGCTAGAGACGCTACGGCTGTACCAGCACCGGCGAGAGCCTCCCCTGCTTGTAGCTGAGTGCCAGAGTTGGAGTTGTTTACCATGCGCTCTACATCGCGGGTACTTTCCGCAAACGTCCTCATGTCAGCCAAAATAATCCTAGAGTCTTGATTAAGAAATATCTCTTGAGCCTCATCTGACATCTTTGATGATTGAGTCAACACCCGTGACGGAGACAACTGGTCACCAGCGGCGTTTTGGTTACGGCTAGTTGCTTGGCCTATGTCATCAAACATGCTTGACGCAACAGCGTTAAAATCGCCTTCTTCTAAAACACCTGAGTCCCTCAAATCTGCTGCGGTTTGCGGTTTGTTCATCAGGCCGCTAACTCTTTTGGTCGCCTCTGCGGGGTCAACCCAGCTTCCATTATTCATCATCAGAGGTTCGACAAACTTCTCTTGAACATCCATACCTGCTTTATAATGGTCGTTAAACTTTCGGGCCACATCACCGATAGCGCCGCCCATAGAATCTGCCGCTGCAAACTTATCTTTTGTCATAGCCTTGTAGATTTGTTTCAACTCGCCTTGAGTAACATCGCCAATAGACTCATTGTTTTTTAGCATCCCACCAATGCGAGTACGCAATGCACTCAACGCTTCATACGAAAGCTGACCGTTCTGAGCCTCAAACGCGCCAGACAAAGCCTGGGGATACGAATTTTGTATTAGCTTTTGGAAAGCTGGATCATTTTTAAATGCATCTGCGTACTGCTTTAGAAGGGTCACAGTTTCATCCGCGCTGACCATTGTCCCTGGTGGGATCATCTCAGCCAGTTCATCCGACAATGTTTGCGATGTGTCAATAAACTGTTTTTGGTAGCTTTGACCTCTTTGAATTAAATCCATACCAGCACTTGTTGGTGTTTGCTTACCACCAAGCGAAGTCTGAAAGTCATCAACCATACGACCAAAACCATCAAGCATCTCGTCGTAACGCTTCTGCCAAGCATCAACAGTAACCATAGACTTTTGCTGCACAGCGTCGAGGATACCGATCATCTTATTACCCACCACTCCCGCTGTAGGTGCAATATCGTACTTATTTAAAACATCTTGTATTCTATCGTTAGTAGACGACAAAAAATCGCGCACTGGTGGAGATATTTTACTACCAACTTTCTTCAGTGCTTCTGGGATAGGTAACGAGTTCCAAACGAAATCAACGGTTGAGTCATACATCCGATCTCCAAAATCTCTGGAGTCAGTGCCGCCAAGCGCACCGCGCACTGCCATATCGTAACCTTCACCAGCCAGTGTCGCTCCAAGTCCAGCCGCTGGGAACACACCTGGCCCACTGACTGATGCCGGTAATGTCGCTAATGCGCCACCAGCAACCTCTGGGATAAAACCAAAGTTCTCAGCGAGGTCACCTGTTATTGTGTCCATCCGCAGAAAACCTTCAGGGTTATATATAGTGGGCCTTCCCTCTTCACGATCAAAGTATGCGTAGTTGTCATCACCTACAGGCATTGCTTCTGGATAGTGCTTCCTGAGATTCGTAAGTTTATCACCTTCATCCGAAGCACCGACCAACATGCGAGTGGTCATCGGCGCACCCTTGTCACTCAGACTGTCGCGGGGTGTGTTTGCGGGGTTGTAGTCCGATGACATGCGCCTCGCTTTTTCAGCGTAAGCAGCAGCCAGTTCGTGATTGTTGTTAGACGCAGCGGCATCCATTGAGGATAAAAGTTGTTTTAGGTTGTCCATTATTGATTCGCCTCCAACCGCTTTATGCGTTCTTCTAAACTGAAATCATCTAGCTGCGTGAAATCAAAAGTTCCGGCCTGTCCACCAGAAACATCTGTTGGCACAGCGAGTCCAGGGGTTGGTCTTCTAATCAATGGAGGCGCTTCGTTTATAACTTGTGGATATCGCGGATCTTCCGAACCAAACTCTGGTATTTCTAAACTTTTCCCAAGGAAGTTGTTGACCATTCCCTCATCACCATAGCCCAACATATCCATATTACTAATCGCGTCTTTACGGTATCGCTTGTATGACTTTGCATAGGTTTGCATTATCTCAGTCGCGTACTTTTTCATTTGCTCACGAACTGGTGGAGGTAGAATTGCTCCCTCCGCATACTGACTTTGAAGATTTTTCATTTTATCCCAAATGCCTCCTGCGTTCGCTGCGACTTGGAACTCGCTGTCTCTAACCACAGATCGAGGATCAAGAGATTTCATAAAACTAAAGATTGCGGCAACGTCACCCACACCGCCAAAATCCCCAGATAGAGCAGTCATCATTCGACTATAATTCCCATAAGCCTCTGCGGTTCCTTCAGCCAACTTTTTAAAATTAGTGCCGTAACCTTCAAACTTTGAAAACAAAGCACTTGAAATAATTCTGTTAGACCCATCGTTGATCGGGAAAGCCTTTTGCTGTTGAACGTCAAACATGTTTTGCAATTGGCTCTGCGACTCAGGTGTCCTATCGTTGTACATATCAAGAAGATTGTTAGCTAATGCAAACTCTCTTAACGATTTCTGCTCTGGGCTTTGTGGTTGATTCATATCAAAGGCTTGTTTTCGACGGGTCATTGAGTTGCTATACATTGTCTCCGCTCGTCCAAGTCTAGCGTCACGGGCGTTAACTAGCTTCTGGTACATACCAACCCTAAGAGCGTCAGCCTCCTTCATAGCGGTTTTATAACCTGCGTCCAAACGTGCGGAGGGGTCATATTTACTGGTGTCTTCACCACTAAGCCAAAAGAGCGGCGACATAAACAGGCGGCCAGCATCTGCAAGAGTATCGCCAATTCTAAAAAGAGGGCTTTCTTTTTTTCTCAGATACTCTGCTTCAACCCTCGCAGCTTCTCTGTCAGCCTTCTCAGTGTAATGTTCAACTAACGATCTGCTTGGAGTTACCATTTCGTTTGGGTTGGTGGGATGCTGTTGAAAGCCTGCACCGCTTAAAAACGGTGCGCTATCCTCGTTACTGTTTATCGCAGGCAGATTATCAATTTCGCCAGAGACAAAATTTAACGGGTTGCCGTTTTCATCATAATCGCCGTAGGTGTCCAACATTCCTTGCGTGGTGCTACGACCAAAAAGCGAGTCAAAATATGGATTAGCCATTTTTATATTTACCTGAAATTTTTAACATTAACCGAAAGACATGCCAATAGAACTGCTGCTGCCTTTGCTGCTTGCTGTTGCAGTGCTGAGATTATTAGGCGCACCCACAACGCTGTTGTAGAAATTCAGGGAGTTGTATGGAGCCATGCCCTGTTGGTACTGATTACCAAGCAGTTGCTGATCGTATGCGCGTTGCTGATCACCAGCGCCCGCCGCCATGCCGATGCCTGTGTTCATCATTCCTTGACCCGCCTGCATGTTACTCACGCCCTGCGCTCCAAGGTTCTGAGCCATACCGGCACCGAACTGTTGGTTCTGCAAGTTGGTGTTGAAAGCATTTGCACCAACACCTGTACCGAACTGCCGCGCTGAGTTGTATGCGCCTTGATTTCCCATAGCCGCCTGCTGGCTTCGACCAAGGTTGCCTTGTAACTGTGAGGCACCGATATTGTACCCCTGGCTCTGCGCTGAATTTTGAGCGCCTGCATTAAACTGGTTAGTACCTTGAGAAAGCTGCGCGTTTTGTGTGGCCCTACCGGCCTCAATACCAAGACCTTGATTGTAAGCGTTGCCTCTAATAGAAGCTGAAGCGTCAGCAATTCTGTCTGCCGCCCTCTGTCCCGCACCGAAGTCCAGTTTTTGCTTCATCGAAGAACCCATGTTGCCGCCACCGATAGCCGCAGATGCGTTGCCAGTCAGTTCGTTTTCCCGAAGGTTACGAGTGATGTCTCTGCTTACGGCGTCAACCTGCCCATCAATAACAGAGTTATTCATGTAGCTGTTAAGGTTGCCGGTGTTGATTCCCTGGTTCTGCGCCATGCCGCTTTGAGCAGCCATGCCACCCATTCGCCCAGCCATATTATAATCAGCGCCGCCGCCCTGGGCAGCGTTCACATTCATCGTGCCGCCCGCGTACTGGTTACCAGTTCCCAACGCCGTCCCAATGCCTTGGCCCGCGTTACCGCCCATTGCCTGACCCGCGTAATTCATCGCAGCACCAGAGCCTTGGGTCAGACCGCTGCCTTGCGCCATCAAATTAGCGCCAGCGCCCGCCTGCATTTGGCCGCCTTGGTTTGCCATGCCCATTGCATTTAGTTGCGTTTGGTTTAGACCAGCAACGCCCTCAACGGGCATACCGCCTTGGTTGTTTAGCGCCCGTGCCTGGTTCCGTATATCGGCTAAGTACGGAGCCTGTGCGCGATCAACATATGTGTTCGCGCTGCTATTAGATGAACTTTTGCTTTTTGAACCTGAAAAACCAAACATGATAATTGTTTCCTATGCTATTTTTACCCAACCGCCGGTGTCGTAGTAATAAAGACCACGGCCATTGTTTGGATTCCAAGATGTGCCATCTGCAAATACGATTTGCCCAATCTGCGGCTTCGTAGGTGCGGCTGTT